GTGAAGTGGTGGCTCTACTATTAGATTGATGTCAGCATTGATTCGTAAATCATCTATAGCGTAAGTCTTACATCTATTTACATTTATCTTTCTAGGTGGATTTAAGTTGTCATTCCACAACAATAAACCACCCCCATTGCCATCAGTTACATAGTTGACACCAGTAATGAGGTGATTTCGATCAAATCCTAATTGACCTTTTGTACTACCTAAAACAAGTACAGTATCTTGTGTTATTTGGTTGTATTCAAATATACCTTCAAAGTCAGAAGCCACAACAAACCAAAATAACAAATTGGTAGCCTCATAAGAGTAAGCTCCAATCGTTACAGCATCATTTGCGATAAATACACCTTGATTTGAAAGTATATTGTTGATGCTTGCTATTTGGGTGTTTCCAAATGCATTCTGAATAGCACCAATATTTGAACCTTCAGATGTATCAATAGTCACGTTAACCGCATCACGGTATTCTCCATCAGGGAGTAACCTCTCATCGAGGTCTTTATTCATTCTCCCTGCAATGAATGTTCTTAAAAGATCAGCCATAATTACTTAATCCATTTATCTTTACCTCTCATGGCCATCAATAATCGACCAGGATGCATATTACTTAATCTGAGCTTGGTATTTCTAAGGGCAGACATTTTCTCTTTCTTAACTCTGTTAATGACGTACTCCTGCACACCATATTTGTTGTTAAGTAGGGCCCACTTTAAGTAAGCATAAATATATTCTTCAGCAAGTTTATTGATAGTGATCAAAGAGTCATCTCCATTCTCCATACCATCTGAAATATACTCAAGAACAATCCAAGTATACTGAACTCCAGATGTAAAATCAATAACACCTGCTGCTTTATTAACAAAGAACTTAGGATTGATATTAGCATCAGCAGTTTCAATGCCATATCTTTGACCAATTCTATATCCAAAGTACCAATTACCTTCGTAATACCAACCATAGTATCCATTGTATGGACCAGGGCCAGTATAAAGCATATTCTCTTGTCTTAATATATCAAGACGAGATTCACCAATAACTACCTCACCATTCGAGTCAAAAACAATCTCTCCATTATTGTCCTGAAGATATGCAGTAGCTGTAATACTTTGTCTAGCTTCAGTAAGTGGGTAAAGTATACCATTACGCAGCATTGATATGCGAACGTAATTGACATAGTCAGGTGGCAATACCATTTTCAAGTTATCACCTAATTCAAACTCAAGAACTTTTATGTTTCTTAATGCGTCATAATTAAGCTCTTGAATAGCTCTTTTTGCGTGAAATAGAACAGTATATCTATCTACGTTATTTACAAGCTTGTCATTCCCAACATAATTTAACATAAAACTGTTAACTATATCAGCAAGGCTGACATACTGATACGACCCCCAATTTGCATCTTGTGGCGTGTTACCATTGTTGGTATAATACTGATAATTAGTAATGTATGCCATTATTGTTTTTGTTGAATGTCTTGAATTTCTTCAGCTTTAGCTACCTGAACCACCTCTTGCTCTCTAATCGATATACCTGAGTAACCTAGAATTTTAATGACCAAGTTTGCAAAGTCATCTAATGGTAGTTCAAAGTCTTGGTATGTAGATGAAGAAGGATTGAATAGTGGATCACCATTAACAGATGTAGTGTATGTCCATTGAGGATCTTTTGGGAATCTCAAATACTGACTAGTTACATTTGTTGTAATAGTAGTTGGGTAAACCAATAGTCCTTGCTCATCCAAAGTGTAAACTGGATATGCAGCAGTTGGCGCAGTTAGGTTAGAATTAACCAAGTATAATATCTTCCTATGACTAACTTTCTCTACTTCAGTATTGTTGTTGTACATTACTTTCTCTAGAAAATAGTAGTCAGGCGGAACGTCAAATCTATTGTTTAATGAATCATATGTCAAAGAAGTAAATACCGAAAATTTGTCAATAACCTCAACCATGTTTCTTGGTATATCAGTATATCCCTCACCATGCAATCTAGCATTCTGCTTATTGATTGCATTACTATAATTGTAGACGTACTGCTCAAATATCTCAAGCTGCGCCTGCTTTGCAAATAGGTTGAATTCAAATGGTGTAATAAAACCACGATTCTCCTTGCTGATTATAGATAGGACGGTATTTCGAACGTCGTTGATCATCTGATTGCTTTTCTACAAAGATAAATAAAAAAAGGCACTCCATATGAAGTGCCCTTTTAGTAGTAGTTTACTATTGATTATGCAATAGCGATACCAGAAACAGCGAACGGCAAGTTAGTAACTGCGTAAGCTGGTTTAGTCCAAGCAGTTTGCAAAGCTGCAATAACTGCATTTTGGATTGCATCACGCTCAGTTTCTACACCTGAACCTGCAGTAGCATGAGTAATTGTAACAACTTTACCACCACCATAAGCAATAGTAACTGTAGTTGTAGAAGACTGCTCAATTAACTTGATGTCAGTGCAAGAAACCAATTGATTTTGCTCATTGGTAACTGGGATAGATAAAAACTTTTCCATTTTTTAAAAAATTAATGGGTTAAACAATGCTCAAAGTTAAGCATTTTCAGAAAACTTTTCTTCTAGGAATCTATATAGCTCTAAACCTTCATCTGATTGAAGATAAGACGCTAAAACGTGAATATGATCATGACCAAAAGGTACAGTCAATAAGCGCTTCTTATTGTCCTTAAAGTTATAATGGATGTCTTTGTTTCCTCTAAAGGTAAGATAACCTGAACTAAATGCGCGAGCTGCAAAGTTATTGATCTTCAATGAAGAGTCAGTTGCTGCCTCCATGAAGTCTTGAGGGTATCTTTTAGCAAAGATCTTAATACCAATCTAGCAACTGCTTCTAAAGTTGTAAAGTCTTTGTCAGCAAGATCGCGAGCTAATATAAGAGCGTCAATTTCGTTGAATAGGTATTCAACATCTTCTTGAGCATCTTTCTCTGGATCAAATTCATAGAACTCAGTACCATTACCAGGATGGTAATGTAAGAATTCTTGAAGAACGGGATTTGTTTTAGGCACTTTTAACACACCATCTTCAAAAACAATAGGCTCAACGATAACGTTGGCATCTTGTTCTTCTTGAAATGGACTGTTTGAATTTCGTGCGTAACGAAGTGGGTGATTTGTATTGGTCTCTTCATTATAATAAAGAAGACGTTTGCGCGGTGTGTCTTTGTGCGCGATATAATAGCTCAATGGAGCATCTTCAATTTTCAATAAATAAGTCCTATCCTTAGGCTCTATTCTTACTCTTTTCATTTGATATAATTTAACTTATTAAAAAATAGAGAGGGGTCGAAACCCCTCTCGTATTATTGGTTTTCTTATCCTTTGAAGATAAAGAAGTTGTTAGCACCCATTGTACAAAGCGCACGCTCTGACAAGAAGTTAACTTCCATAGCATCAAGGTCGCTAGTTTGCGCACCACCTGCTGAACCAGTCATCCAAGTTTTGTAACGACGGTTTTCAGCTTCAGAAGCACGGTAACGAACGTGAAGGAAAGGACGCTTAGCATTCTTACCAAGTACTTGATCGTAAACGCTCATTGTACCAGCAGGAACTAAAACACCATTGATAGCACCACCAACGATACCACCACGAAGAGTTGCGTCGTTAAGGTATTTCCAGTCAGTTTTGTAGAACTCGTAACCACGACGGAAACCTGTGAATCCAAGATTCAAAGCCATGTCTTGGTTGTTGTCAAACAAACCGTAAGAAGTACCACCAGCACCGTAAGAGTTTTGAGCAGCCAACATATCGTCGATGTCAAAAGAGAACTGACGGTTTAAGAACAATACGTTCTCAGCGATAGCACCTTGCTTGTCAAGACGTTGTACGATTGTGTCGAAGTCACCTAAAGAAGATGGGTTACCACCTGCCCAAACGTTACCACGAGTCTCGATAGTGTTGAACATACCTTGAGTACCAGCAGCAGTTGTACCAGTTGTACCACCAGGGATGTAACCTGTAGATGGAGATAATTCAGATAATGCAGCAGATGATGCAGCAGCAGGAACACCTTCAACCATTGCCATTTCAAGGTAATCCTCAAAACGTAAACGAGTTTCGTGCTCAGACTTCAAATACCAAAGGTATCCAGTAGCACCATTTTCAGTTGTTACTTCAACCCAACCAATTTGAGCCATGTCAGAACCAGATACAGTGTATTTGTCCTTGATGATGATTGGTTTGTTGTCAAAGAAAACATCTTGTGCTTCCAAAGATCCTTTCATACCTTCAGTTCCTTTTTGGAATTCAGAACCGTAAACAAATGCAGTAACAGTTCCAGCAGAGAATGGGGAAGTGTTACCTACGTTTGCATAATAAGCAACTGTAAATGTAGATCCATCAGTAGCAACTGCTTTAATAAGAGCTTTTGCAGACTCAGTAGCAATAGATTCTGAAGAAAGAAATACAGTTTGACCAACACGGAATACACAAGCTCCAGAAGCCAATGTAAATGTTTGAACACCTGAAGCACAAGATCCGTAAGTTAATCCAGTGTATTTAGTGTGAAGACGACCTTGTTCTGCCCATTTGATGAGGTCAGAGTTAGTAGGAAGTTCAGCACCGACCATACGCAAGAAAGATGCGATTGAACGGTTACCGTAACGCTCAAACTCTTGCTCATAAGTATCAGGAAGATACTGATTCAAGAAGTTAAAGTCTTTGATGTAGTTGTCAGGCAATGCTGCCTTAACTGCGCTTGGGGTCAATGCGAAAGTTGGTGACCCTTGTAATGTACCAGCCATTTTTTCTAGTTTTTAGGTTTTTGTTTAATAACTAATCTGTTGCCGTAACTAGGTTCTATAGCTTTTACTTGGAATGTTCCGTCAGTTTTCTTAGCTATTTGAGTGGCTTGACGAGTCATGTCAATGTTTTTAGACTCTTTTGAAACTGTCTCAACAGCTTCAGTCATTCCTTTCTCATAGAAAAACTTCGCAAACTTATCGGGATTCGAAGCAATCGCTATTGCTCTATGGAATTGTTCAGCATCTTTCAATACACCATCTTCGCCAATGAATTTAGATAAAAAATTATTGACATTAGATTGCTCTTGTAAGAGTACCTTGGCTTCTGCTGGTTTAAACGTAACTGCTTTATTCTCATCAATATTAAATTTGAAACCTTCAAACTTATCAGAGAATAATTCATTTGTCTTCTCAGCAAAAACTTTTGATCGCCTTTGCAACTCCTCCTGCTCGCTAGCAGCGGCTTGTTTATATTGCTTATAAGATTCGTAAGATTCTTTTTCATCCTGCGGAACAAAGGCTTCCCTTGACTCAAGCGGAACCTTGTACTGTTCTTTAAGATTATTAAAATACTCACGAGCCTTATTGAGCTCTTTTTTTCTCTCTAGCTTTGTCTTTTTAACTTGCTTTTCATCGTCAAAATCTTCATCATATGAAAACTTTGTATCAAGCTCGAACTTAATCTCTTCAGGATCTAACCCTGGATTTTGTTCTTTAGCGTATTGATAAAGTAGAGTGTCTTCATCCATTGCGTTGTAATCGACATTCAACTTCATGAAGTCTTCAATACCACGCCCTGTTTCTTTTTTGTATTTCAAGAACGCAGATACATCTTCAGGTAGTTCTTCAGCTTGTTGACGCTCTTGAACTAAATCATCCAAAGATGTAATCTCTTTGTTCCATCTTTTACCAAGATATGAAAGAACTTTATTGTCATCTAGATCTAGTTCTTGTACCGGATCTGGATTTTGGTTTCCTTCTACTAATGGTTCAGGTTCATCTTGTGACAAATCAACCTTAACAACACCATCAGGATCAGAATGAGTCTCTAGACCATCTAGCAACTCTGCTTCTTTTTCAGCTACAGACTTCTCTTCGAACTCTACAGCTTTTACTTTAAATTCTCCTTCCATTTAATTAAATTTTCAACAAAGTTAATAATTATTTTATTTAGCGTAAATTAGGCAAGTTTTGTTAGTCCTGTGCCCAATAAGGTAATTGTTTAGTGTTGATGTTTTAATACATTTAGCTTCAGCGGCTTCTGAAATACACTCATAAAAAATACCTGTCTCTAAATCTATTATTGTTTTGGCTCTCCAGTTTTTACCACCACTGATAGATATAGATCTTTTAGCAAGTACTTCTTTTGGTATCTTCCTTCCTTTTAAAGCTTTTGATATTTTATCACATGTGTTCTTACTTACTATTTTACCTATTTGTGATTCAGATATTTTCTTTTTAGTATCTTTAGAAAAAACCCTACCTGTAGATGATTTTCTTATTTTATCTATAGCATCAGGTGTGTGCTTATACATTTTTGTTTTCAAACGTATCTTATCTTTAACCTCTTGTGATATTACTTTCTTTTTTTCATTGGTGGCTGTTAATATACAATTAAGCCCATTCTTACTTAATACATTGTAAAAATCCTGCCAATATCTTTCTCTATCATTCAATTGGTCTGTGTCGCAAATATCTATTACTTGGAAAACATGATTTTCTACACCATACTTTTTAAATGAACTATATAACCTAGGCTGCATTTTGCATTTTAACTTTCTATATGTAGAAAACCTAATGCAGATATTAACAGCTTGACCTATGTAGATTCTGCCAGACGGAGATGTTATTTTATATATTCCTATCATTTAGGTCCAAATGATTCTAAATCAAATCCAGACAAATCATCCTCTGTACTCTCAAAGTTCTGAGGAGGTAGATTGTTTTGTCTTTGGTTGATAAGTTCAGATTGACGGGTAGCTTGTAGGTCTACTCGCTTATCTTTAGCTTTCTCTTTCTCAGACTCGCGATCTTTCAAAGCTTGTGACTCTAAACCACGTAGTTGCATGTTATATTGGAACTCAATAGCCATTAACTCTTTCTTGAGCTCAGCCTCAGCTTGCATTTTCTGAATGTCACCTTGAACCTCCATTTGCTTGATCTGTGCTTTTGTCTGACCTTCCAATTGAATGATTTGTGCTTTGGCTTCAGAAGCTGCTTGAGAAGATTGAATGTTCGTTTGCATTTGCATTTGGAACTCCATTTCTTTCTCTTTTTGTTTTTGCTCCATGCGCTTACGACGCTTCATCTTGAGCATCTCATTAGCAAGCTTAATATTGTTGATCATTCGAATGTCAATAGCATCCTCAAGATCAATTGTCTGCTGTTGTAGGGCAACCTGAATGTTTTGCTCTAATTGTGCCTTCTGCTCTTCATCTGGTGCAACCTCAATAAAGATACCAAAGTCATGCAGGTATAAATTCTTAACATCCTCTAGAATAGCTAGATTGTATTTACCAATCTGCATAGCAAACTCCTCAGCAAAGTCTGCATACTCTAATATATCTGCTACACGTATAGATAAACATTCAGCAACACGTCTAGTTGTAATAACACCAGCATCAAGGATGTGGCGAGTAGCAGTGTTTGAGTTAAGTGCTGCAAGTTTCTGAACACCAACCAATGCATCAGGATGTGGTGTAGATGCGTCACGCACCTCATTCACACCCGTCACATCGCGAATCATATTCAAGTAATGGTTGTAGTTATTTATCAATGCAGCCATCTTAGCTTGACCACTATTAGTGTTAAGCTCTTGAATTGGAATACGAGCATTGTTAAACTCACCGTCTTGAGTATATGAACGTCCAATCACACTACCTGTTTGGAAGTATAAGTTGAGCGCATCCTCAGGATTGTATGCTGCACCAGTTCCAAGGTCTACCTCATTGATACCATCAGCATCGATGAACACACCATCAGGAACTACGCGAGCCATAACTTGTTGTAGCTTCAAGTGTGTCAATTGAATCTGATCTGCAAATGGGATCATTCTACGAACCAAAGACTCAATATTTCCTTTGTAGTAACGTGGAGCGTAAGCAATATAATTAGGTAGGGCTTTTTGAGATGCAGATTTAGGACGAACCATGTTCTTCATCATTTCCCATTTAACCATAATGCTAGATCCACCTACAAGAATACCTTCATACCATACATCTCTTACGGCCTCAACAACCTCAAAGTATTCTCCATTTGGAGCCATGAACGTATCTTCTTTACGAATAACTCTCTCACCACCATTGTCAAGGATCTTCTTCTTCCATACAAACTTCTTGTGAGTCTTATAGTTGAAGTAAAGTAATGTGACAACCTCATTTAAGAATGCGTCATCTTGGTAGTTACGAATGATAGGGAAATAGTCATACCAAGCAGACCCTGCGTTCTTGATTTCGGTAAGCTCCTCATCAGTTAGATTAGGATTAATTTTAAGAAGCTCAGTATAATGAACTTGTTTAACCTCACCAAAATAGAAACAATCAGAGTAATCGTTCTTTTCAGTATAACTGTGAATCCAGTTAGCTGGATCTACATATTCAATCTTAACGCCATCGTTTGCAAGGAATTCATGTTTCACAACACCAAGACCTAAAGTAGTTACATCATAATAGTAAAGACGAAGGACATCTTCATAGTCATTCATCTTCATTAATGTATTGATAGCTACTTCTTCTGCTATCTCAATCGATGGCTTATAATTCATCTGCATGTATAATGCCATCTCCTCATTGTTGGCAGGCAACTCTTCAGGATCTACATTAAATGCATTGACACCAAACTTTTGTTCAGTCAATTGAAGGAATTCTTTAGCGACCATGTCAGACTCAATCATGTCTTGGAAGATATTCTTCTTCTCAGCAGACATAACATCTTGAGCCTCTGCTTTAACAGTGTATGGTCTATCAAGCATGCCATTAACAATGACATCAACAAACTTTGGTATAATAGGAACTGGAGTCCAATCCAAATTAAGCATAGACATGTCACCATTAATAGACAACTCATCCTTGTACTTTTGTACCGGTTGCTCTCCACGGGAATATAATCTCAAGCGGTGGAATTCACCCCACTGTTGATAGAATCTACTTGTATTCGCTTTCCGCTTGAACCACTCCCCTTCGATGGCTTTTCCTACCCTTAGTCCATATTCATATGTAGACTTAACTTCGTCTGGAGCCATTTGGTCCGGGAACGGTAGTGCAGAGATAACAACTGATGGTTTATCCATTATTCAATGATTTCGCTTCTAATGCCTGTATTCTTATATCTTACAAATTTAACACTTATTTTAGATTCCTGCTTTGGCGGAATAAATAGGTGTTTTCTAGATGCCATAATTGCAAGTCCTGAGCTAATCGAGGCATCGTGTTTTGTTCTATTGTTTATATCAAATCGAGCCCAATCTTCTAAAGTCCTAGTAAAGTACATATCACCCATTGTTTCTGAGTCTCTATAAGTACCTTCCTGATCAATACCAACATACTCCTCAATGTATGTGTTGATAGCATTAGCATGGGCGTGCTTTACATCCTCAGATGAGTTGGGAATTCCACCAAGCTCTAGTTCGGTTTTAGAGAGTTTTGATATATGTTTGTCTGGCCTGTTTAAAGAAAATCCTCTATACCCTCTATTCTTAAAGTGATACAGTAATCGCTGCTTGTTGTTCTCCACAAGGATTGGCATCCCATAGAAATGACAAGCCATCAATACGTCCTCAAAGAATATCTCAGCAGTCTGAGGACGAGCAATATACTCTAAAAAGAAGTGATTAGTTGGAGCGTTCTCCATGTGGAATGTAGTCAACCCATGCAATGCACCAGCAGATCCACCTCCACCAACAACACCTGAGATGTCATAGGGGTCACATCCAAATACTCCAATGTGATCGTTGCCAGGTGCCTTTCTTCCATTCTTCACAATCACTCTATTTCTCATAGCTTGATCGGGAATCCACGAAACCAAGAACCTCCCTTTTTGATCTGGAGTCCAAATAACCTCAGTGTCTTGCTCGCCATTCTTCCAATGAAAGTAACCACGCGTCAATACGCGGTCCTTAATCATCGAGTCATTGTAGTCAATCTGCTGATAGATCTTAGTCAAGTTAAACAAAGATGCCTTTGACTCATCACGGAACGCGTGAGACTCGGTTCTAGGGAACTGACGATAGAATTCATTGAGTGCATCAGAGTCAGTCTTAAGCGCTGCAACCTCATTGTTCCAATAGGTAATAACACCCATTGTAATCTCCTCACCATCGATACCAATGATTGGCTTCTTTGGATCCTCAAACACAGGCCATCCATACTCATCAATAAAGCCCTCCATGTTCCACTCCATAGGAATGAACAAACTGTAAAGCCCTGACTTTGTCTGACCATTGGCAGAACGCTTGGTTGGGTCACTGTCATTGTAAAGCTTCTTGAAGTTCTCACCACCCTTGCTCAATGCATTTGATGTTGACCCCATCATACACTTACCAATGATTTTAGATCCTAATCGAAGACATGTCTTAGTAACTCGCCAGTTGTTTAGGATGTTCTCTGGCTTCTCCCATTTACCACTCTCGTCATGTACTAGAAGAAGTAGTTTCTCACCGTCATAGCTGTTATCTGCGGTGTTCTTCCAGTCAATGGTAGTATCCAACCCTTCTATATCATCATCGCGCTCCTCATCCATATTCTTGCGAGTAATCTTACTTGCAGGAACACGGAAGGCTAACTCCGTCTTCGGGTTATCCATACCGTCCTGGATCGGCTTGAAAAAGAAGGGGTAATTTCTAACGATAGGTACCACCTTATCGGTAAACATCTTCTTGGCATCGGAACCTGTCTTTGACAAGATACCAATACGAGAGTCCCTAACAATTGTACCTGTATTGGACGTCTCGGCTGAAGACATAAACGAGAACCCTGAACGACGGTTCTTTAGGTAGCACATACCAAATGATCGGTTGTCTGCTTTAGTAGCCTCCCAATAGATAAAGAATATCCGGTTGGACTCACGGAAGTCAGGAAGACCAACGTCAATCTTGGTCCACTGTAAATACATGTAATGCGTCCCAGTAATGTAGGTAGGCTTGCCATTGTTCTTAAACCAATAGCCATACTCTCTACGATCGAATTCAGTCTCGATCATATCAACATACTTAGACTTAAATGAGTTGTCGCGTCTGTTCCAGTCAAATATTGACTTCACCTTTTGCAACTCAGATGGATACTCCTGTGCAACCCATTTGTTGCCGCGATCGTCTACATCCTTTGGCGTTGCCGGAACTGCAATCTTAAGGCCGTTAATCTCATAGATCTCACCAATGGTTCCATCCTTAGAGATAACGATTATATCATACTCTTTATTGTATCCATAGTCCCAACTCTTCTTACTATTCTTGGTAGTAAGTGCAGTCTTGTGGACGTGGTCAGTGACTATGCGATACAGATTATTTTCCATTCTTCAACTTTGCTCTACCTTCAGCAAATCCACTCTTACCTAGAGTGACCTCAGCGATAGGTGTTTCTGATGCCTTGTTCTCTTCCTCCTCAATCTTATTGAGCATATACATAGCATCCTCAAATGCTAATCTCTTTGCTGATGCAGCGTTCTTCATCTTATCAGCAGAGATATCATCCTCGGCATGTGTAATGATAGGTGACTTTAGTACCTTGATCAACTCATCGATAGCCTGCTTAGCAGCTTCTACTATTTCTATTTTCTTAGACATAGATTCTTATTATACATTCTATAGAGAACTTGATCATCAATTCTAAACTCATACTCACTATCTGGAGTAAAAGATACGACATCTCCCTTAGATACAAAATCATTGCTAGGGTAGATAACCTCACCCCACAACTCCTCAAAGCCACCAAGTGTGCTAAACACCTTATCCTCAGATGGCACAGGCTTAATGAACACAAATGGCTCAACGGCCTGCCAATCTGCATCACGCTTGAATGCATAGACCTGATCAAGCTCGGCTAGAAACATATCGTCCATGACGTAATTCCAGCTGCTCTTTTGGCGGCCCTTCATGTCGTAATAGAACTTGAAAACGTTGTGGTGAACTATGACAGTGTCTCCAGCTTGAACCGGGCCGTCATAATATATTGGTGTTGCAATTACTTTTGCAAACCTGTTGGATACCTTATGGTCTTCTTGGGAGGAACTAATTATGAATTCGGCATCACCGAACTTCTTAATGTTGTCGTACCGCCTCAGACCAATTGGTTCTACAATGAAGCAGTATGGTGATTTCATCAGTAATCTATTTTATACTCAATAGCAATAGGCATTGTAGGAGAGAAAGACTTCCATCTAATAATCTCTCCTTCCTTAATAATCCAAACGCAGATACTGCCATCATTTTCAACTCTGATGGTGTTGATCTTCCAAGTCTTATCAAGGATTTCCTGACCGACCATGTAGTGCATTGACTTCATGTAATCAGGACCAATCGATATTTTTCTAATTATACTCACCTGTTTGTAGGTTTACACTGACGTCGCCATACTTGTCAAAGATGGATTGCTGCTCTTTAGTAAGAGCTTCAGCAGCTGTTTCTAATTGCTGCATCGTGAGATCTTTCTGCACGCCTAAACGACGAACGCTCATCTCGATGTCAGCTACATTAAATTTAAGATCTCTGTAAACTCGGTTAGCGTTAACCAACGCATCGAGTTCTTCTTGTGTGATTTTTTTTGACATATGATTAGATTGAAATATACCACTTAAGGTTGGCATGGCTATACTGTAGACATACCGGTGTGTTTGCTAATAAAGTTGCAGGAGCGCCAACAAATGTAGCACCTGTAGAAACCCATGTAGTTGATACGCGCTCAACTGTAGACATGATGACATACTTAACACCATCTAAGTTAGAGCTTGCAGCTGGAAGAGTGACCGCGAAAGATGGTCCTGCCGTTCCAGTAAAGTATGTGTTTACATTTGTAAGCGTAGCAGCAGTTAATGCGTTTGTTGCAACAACTGAAGGGGTTTGATTCAAAGCCAATAAAGCAGGAACGTCATAATTAACTGTGTTGCCAGCAGCATTAGTACCAAATACTTTTGATGTAGTGCTTGGTGTCTCAGTAATATAGTTTTGTACTTTCATCGTCCTTGGCCTTTATATTTTTTCTTGTAACTCTTAGAAGACTTTAGGCAAGATGTCTTAGTCTTAGCATGAACGCCTGGACGACTTACCTTAACTTTAACTAGGGACGTACCCTCTGCTTTATTCTTCTTCATGTAGCAAATTTACTAAAATTCTTTTAATAGGCAGTAAGACACAGATTTCTCAGTCTTGAGAAGCTTAATCATGATCTTATAC